AAACTCGAAAGTGGAGAGGACCTCACACAAATGGTCCATGAGTTTTGCATCGTACACCTTTTCGTTGAAATCGCTCACGTCAATTCCAAAATTGTTATGGAGACCGCGACCCGTGTGTCCACAGGTCATGTACAGAATGCGGTTGACGGCCCGCGGGTCCTTGCACTCGGGCATCTTGGACCGGACGTATTTGACGCAGTTTTCATTGACGTGATTCATGAGGAGCTTGTCGCGCACAATGACGCCATCGATGTCGATAAGGAGCGATTTGTATGCGCACATATATCATTTAAAGCTTCGACCCTTTTAAATGATACAATGGCGCTCAATGTTACTAAACTTACTCCTTCTGCAATTCTGCCAACCCGTGCCACGCCCGGTGCGGTTGGTTATGACCTATTCAGCATTGACAGCTATGTCGTCCTACCAGGCCGTCGCGTGGTCGTCGCGACGGGCATCACAATTCAGCTCCCGCCAGGAACTTATGGACGTATTGCGCCTCGCAGTGGACTGGCCGTGAAGCACGGTTTGGACACCCTGGCCGGCGTCATCGACCCTGACTATACCGGAGAGATCAAGGTGGTCCTGCAGAACCTCGACGTGAACCAGCCGTTCGTGATCCGCCCAGGCTACCGCATCGCTCAGCTGATCCTGGAGCAGTGCGTGACTCCCGAGGTGGTTGAGGTCGAGGCCACGGTGACCCCAACGACCCAGCGCGGGGATGCCGGGTTTGGATCGACAGGCTATGCGGTCACGGGGGTTTAGAGACTTTACTATTACATAAACAAAATGAGAAACTTGGTATATTTCGTGGTTGGTGGCGACCCGAAATATTCAAAACTTCTCGAAACCTGCGTACACTCCATACGCACGTTTTCAGAAAATGACGACGTGGATATTTTGGTAATATGCGCGCCGAGTTATAAAAAGTACGTGGAACATCTGCCAGTGAAAGTTCATACGAACGAAATGCCCGATAATCTGTTCGACTTTTGTTTCGAGCGGTTCAATGTATTCTCGGCGCCCATTTCGACGTACGACAACGTATTATATCTCGACTGTGACATAGTCGTCACCGGAAGTCTCCACCCCCTGTTCACCAAAGTGACCGAACAGGACGTTCTATATGTAAAACCCGAGCACGAGGAAAATTCGTTTCATACGCACCATCACTTTTCAAGGGTCGACTCTCCGTACACCAAGTCGACTCTCGAACACTTTGAACGGAATGGCATCTACGTCGTCTGCAGCGGCCACTTTGCATTTAGGCCATCCAAAATAATAAAAAATGATTTTGAAAACTTGTACAAGACTCCGAGGTGCACCAAAAACTTCGCAGACCAGCCGTATTTCAACCACTATTTCAACCTGAAAGGAAACATTCGATACGACATCAAAGACTTTGTGCACCTGATGGCACCAGGTGCATCTCCGGATAAAAATATTCTCATAAACCACTTCTGTTGCTTTGGTCTGCCGTACGATACAAAACTCAAACACATGGAAGCCTTAAGGAAAATAATGGCTAAATAACTAAATGGACGCTTTCCAAGCGGTCGCTTGGGACGGCCAAGACCAGGACGACCAATTTACTATCCGTATCTTCGGTCGTGCTGAAAATGGAAAGTCCGTCTCTTTGGGGACGACCTTCAACCCCTACTTTTACATCAAACCTCCACCCGGTGCCCAAATAGACGGCCTACGCTCCTTCATCCGTACGCAGTTCTGGCGGGGCCTCGCCTCTTGTGAACGCAAGGACGGCAAGGATCTCTGGGGCTTTCAGGACGGCAAGCTCTCCCCCTTCCTCCGCGTCGAGTTCAAGAGTCACCGGGCGCTCCGCAGTTGCGTGTACTGTGTGGACAACGTAAAATACGAAGAGTTGAGGGGCTGTCGCGTCTACGAAGGAAACATCGACCCGGTTCTGCGGTTCATGCACTGCTCGGGAATCAAGTCGACTGGCTGGATCGACCCGGGCATCTGCGAACCCGACATGGAGTCGACCTGCGAGGTGAACCTGTGGGCACCGAATTGGCGCTTCATCACACCTCTGGACCGCGATGACTTTTCGCCTCTCAAGATTATGTCCTTCGATATTGAGTGTTATTCGAGCACGGGCGGTTTCCCGGACGCCAAGAGGCCCGCGGATGTCGTGTTCCAGATTGGCATGACGACCGGCGCCTTTGGGAGTCAAGAACCTCTCGAACGCAAGTGTCTGTGCCTCAAACAGACGGACGCGCCCGATTGCGAGAGTTTCCAGACGGAGAAGGAACTCCTCAAAGCTTTCGAGAAATACTTGATCAAGACCGATCCTGACATTATCACGGGCTGGAACATCTTTGGCTTTGACCTCGAGTACTTGTTGATTCGCGCGACGGTTCATTGTGGACTGAGCCCGGTCTGGGGTCGCGTGAAGGGTGCGGTCATCGAGCTGGTAGAGAAGAACCTGAGTTCGAGTGCGCTCGGCAACAACGAGCTCAAGATGGTTCCAATGAAGGGCCGATACGTCTTCGACCTCTTCCAGGACGTCAAGCGCGAGCACAAGCTCGAGTCATACTCATTGAACAACGTCTCCAAACACTTTTTGAATGACCAGAAAAACGACATGCCGGTCAAGGAGATTTTCAGCCGATACCTGGAGGGCGACCCCAAGCGCCTCGGGGAGGTTGCTGACTACTGCATACAGGACACGGTCCTTCCGCACAAGTTGATGGTGAAGCTGTGCCAGATCCAGAACCAGATTGAGATGGCCAAGGCGTGTTGGGTCCCCTTGGCCTTTTTGAGCGAGCGGGGTCAGCAGATCAAGGTTTTCAGCCAGATGGCGTACAAGGCCCGACAGCTTAACTTTATGATTCCAACCATCAGGGCGCCGAAATTCCCAACGGCCGACGACGGCTATCAAGGCGCGACGGTGCTGGAGGCGCAGACCGGTGCGTATTACTCGCCAATCACAGCGCTCGACTTTGCGTCCCTGTATCCCAGTATCATGTGCGCCCATAACCTGTGCTATTCGACGCTTGTGATGAACCCGAAGTACGACAACATACCGGGTGTGGAGTACGAGCAGTTTGGGGATTTTCGGTTCGCGCAGACGGGGTCGGACGGGAAACCTGTGGTTTCCCTTCTCCCCACGATCCTCACAGACCTCAAGGCTTTTCGCAAAAAGGCGAAGAAGCTGATGGCGCAGGCTGAGGGGACGCCAATGGAGGCGGTCTATAACGGTCAGCAACTTGCGTACAAAATCTCTATGAATTCAATTTATGGGTTTACGGGGGCGTCGAAGGGTATGCTTCCTCTGGTGGCGATTGCGTCGACCGTTACTATGCGAGGACGCCAGATGATCGAAGAGACGAAGAATTACGTCGAGGCAAACTTCCCAGGCGCGAAGGTGAGGTATGGTGACTCTGTGATGCCCGGGACGCCAGTGCTTGTGCGCGGACCACAAGGAATTTACGTCAGGACAATCGAGTCTCTCGGGAAGAACTGGATGGATTATCCTGGGTTTCTCAAGGAAGGGACGGGCAAAGAGCAGAGCGACATCGATTGTCTCGAGGTCTGGACCCATCGTCAATGGCAGTCAATCAAGCGCGTCATCAGACACAAGTGTCAAAAGAAGATTTACCGCGTCTTGACTCACACCGGCCTCGTGGACGTCACTGAAGATCACTCGCTCTTAGGGCCTGACCTGGGCCTTCTTAAACCCAATGATGTTCGGGTCGGTCAGAAGCTCTACCATTCTTTCCCAGAGAGCCTAGGGTTCGATGAAGTGTGTTCTGAGGAGGAGGCGTTTATTCTGGGCATGTTTGTCGGAGATGGTTCGTGTGGTTCGTACGACTGCCCGTCGGGTCCAAAGTCGACATGGGGCATAAATAACAAGGACCTGACTCTCCTTGCAAAATGCAAAGATTACTGCAAGAAAATCCATCCTGGATATGACTTTGTTATTATGGACACTCTTGAGAGCTCGGGCGTCTACAAACTTTCTCCACGAGGAGGGTCGGTCGTTGATCTAGTGAAGATATACAGGGCGCAATGTTATGACGGTCAGGCCAAGAAGGTTCCCATCAAGGCGTTCGGCCGTCACTCTCAAGCATTCCTGGACGGTCTATGGGCTTCGGACGGGTGTCGAAAGGATGCCGAGACTAGCGGATGCCACCGAATCGACACGAAGAACCAAGTAACTGCTCAGTGGTATTACCTATTCTTGCGACACGTTGGTTTCCGCAATGTATCACTCAACACTCGGGCCGACAAGCCGAACGTATTCCGTCTGACGTGGACCAAGTCTACACAAAGAAAACACCCGGACGCCATCAAAAAGATTGAGGTCCTTCATGAGTCGTGGGACGGATACGTATATGATCTCGAGACGGCAGCGGGCACCTTTCAGGCGGGCGTGGGGCGAATGATCGTCAAGAACACTGATTCCGTCATGGTCGAGTTTGATGTTCAGGGTCGCAAGGGCCAAGAGGCGCTCGATTACAGTTGGGAGCTCGGGGAGCAGGCGGCCGAGCAGTGCACGAAGCTCTTCAAGGCGCCGAACGACCTGGAGCTCGAGAAGATTTACTTCCCGTACGTGCTCTACAGCAAGAAGCGATACGCGGCGCGGATGTACGAGAAGGGGCGAGACGGGAAAGTCTCTTTCAAAAAGATTGACGTCAAGGGTCTGCAGGTTGTTCGGCGTGACAGCTGTCCGTACGTCCGCGAGACTCTCAAGAAGTTGCTGGACCTCATCCTCGAGTCGAGTGACCCGAGGCCGGCGATAGACCTGGCACGCGACAGGGCCAGGGAACTCATGGGAGGTGCGGTTCCGGCTGAAAGGCTCTTGATGTCCAAGCAGTTGGCTTCGGACTACAAAGTCCCGATGCCTCACGTGGCCGTACGTGATAAGATCAAGGCGCGTGCGCCCGGATCCGAGCCGCAACAGGGCGACCGTGTGCCGTTCGTGATTGTAAAGGGACCTGGGCGAATGTTCGAAAAGGCGGAGGACCCGGTGTGGGCTCGTGAGAAGAGCATACCTATAGACTATCAGTACTATTTCACGAACCAGTTCAAAAAGCCGGTCCAGGACCTTCTGGACCCCTTGGTGAGCGCGGACCTCATCTTTGACAAGAAATTCATGGTCAAGACGACGAGCGCAGTGGAGGTGGATGCAAAGAGGGCATTCCTGGCGCGCTTCGCCTTAAAAGCTCAGGGTCCTACTTAGGTATGGAGCAACAGATTCTGACGCTCATAGAAGAGGAGGTGACCCGAAGGGTCGGGCTTCGAATGGCCCTGGCCCTCGAGGTCGTTTCCAAGACGTACGACATTCCACTCGATCGCCTAATCAGGGACACGGCCGGCCTAGAGGATGCGTTCTGTAGGGGCATCCTCAAGAGTCACAAGAGGTGCCTTAAGAACCCACAAACGAATGGCTACTGCAAATTTCATCAGTGTCAGGCGCCACCTCCGGCTCCAAAAGTGGTCGAGAGGGTCAAGGCGCCGTGGGAATGAGCCCACCCAAGCCGACGAAGGAGGCTTGGGTGTCTCGCGAAGCCTCCAAAATCTCAAGACTCTTCAATTCTCATTCAAAATTGAAGAGCCTTAAAAACGTTCGGCGTTTTTCAAACATGTCGAAGGAAACCTTCCTTCTCGCAAGTATGTCGAAGTTCTTCGACGAACCCAATAATAAGCAGAAGCTTCATGCGATTCTGGGTGGTAAGAGCCATGGTCCGTCCCTCCGGAAGATTGAGTGGTTCGTGACGAACTACTCGAAGCACAACCACGTGACGTACACGGCTCCGAACGGTAAGATGTTTACGGTACACGTCGCTTATAAGTCGAGCCTGGACGGGTACAGTAAAAAACTTTTCGATCCGTTCTGTCGGACGGAACGCATCGAGTTCCAAGGGCTCTCGACGACGGTCGGACAGTTGAATTTCCTGAAGTGGGTGATAACCAACGGGATCCTGGATTCCATCAAAGGAATGGAAGGGAAGCAAACCCACCCTGAAATTGCAGAAGAGTGTATCCATAGTAATACAGGTACAAATTGAAACCCTGTTTAAGTTGAGACGTGTACTGAGGAAGGAACGTGAGTTGGAGATACGACGTCTGTGAAGTCAGTTTGGAAAAGTTCAAGTAACCCCCTTGATTGTACTCTTTCGGAGTAAGCCCGAAAGCGTACGTGTAGATGTTCTTGGATGGAATGGATAGAGCGTGCTCTATAGGCTGCTTAAATGTGTAATAAAGAGACCCCTGGAATGTGCTGAGAATGTCTACATTGTTTAGAGTAATCTTGGCGTTCGCGACCGTGTCGAC